AATATTTTGTATAAATGATATTCCATCAATACAAGTAAAGTCTGCTTGTGTTATGCCTGTTGAAAACCCCATTTGAGTATAATCATTAAACATATAACCTCTCCACATTACGTTTGTACTTTCTTTTAGTATTACATAATACTTTCTATCATCTTGGCTAAGCACATCTGGGAATTGGTCGTAATCATCTTGCGTTTCTAATAATATAGAAAAGTTAACCTGAGTAGATATAATTGTAGGATATGGATACTCCTCATTTGAGTTAGGCTGAACTATTATTGATAATGGCTGATAAGTTTTAACTATTCCAGCAACATAATCTCTCTCATAAATCTCAAGTACTTGGTTATTACCATTCCTTAAAATTTGAGTTATTGTATATCTTAATCCGTAAGCCATTATCCTAAACTGATTGATTGTCCTTTAATTCTTGATGCCTTTTGACTTCTATTTACTGAAAGTAATAAGTCTTGCCCTCTTAATACAAATTGACCACCATTATTAGAATTACCACTATTTGCACCACTTGAAAAAGCATTACCTAATAAATTATCTAATTTTGATAATGGCATAACTGCTTCACTTTCTCCACCCTCACCAACCATTGCAAATGTAGGTTTGCTTACTATACCACCTTCAGCCATTGGAGTAAATCCTAATAACTTACCTAATCCTCCAAGCAATCCTCCTGTTAAACCATTAGTTGTTCCAGCTGCACCACCCATTCCTAAAGCAGTCATAATTGCTTTAAATATTAAAGCCTGTACCACCATTTGTGCAAGTTGAAAAACCATATCTTTAAATACATTTAAAATTGATTCCCCTATGTTATCACCACTTTGCAATGCTTGAAATACATTTCCAAGACCTTCTGCAAGAAATCTAGAAGTTACTTCAGCCTCATTTAATAAATAATTAAATTTAGCTTGTTCAGTAGCTGCTAGTCCTACAGCTTGTGCTTGTAAAATTGCTTGTGATGGTCCTTGAGTTATAGGTGTTTGTGGGGCTAATGGGGCTGCTGGTAAAGCATTTCTTTCTTGTGGAATAAATGTTCCAACTTGTTCAGGAGTTAATTTCTTAAACTCTTTATAGTTCTTAGTTACATTAAGAATAGTTTTGTCTAAATCTTTTGCTCCATTAGTAACTGTATTAAATGGATTTACTGCAGCACCTTTAATTGTTTCAATTAATGATGTGTTTAAATCTTGTATTGAATTATTAAGATTAACCGCTTCACTTGCAGCACCAATATATGCGTTTTTAGCTGAGTTTATTGTCGATGCTTGTGTTACTGAAGCATCAACATAACCATTAGTCATATTCTTAGACCTCTCAATAGTCTTGTTATACTCTTCTGCTGCTGCTATTGCTTTTTTATTAGCATCTGCTAATTTAATTGTTTTATCAGCAATCTCATCTACATATCTTGAAGTAATAGCTTGAGCAACTAAAGCCTGTGTATATAAAACTACTGCTGCTCTTGCTTGATCTGTTGTTGTAATTGTTGATGCATAGGCTTTATTTACTTTACTTAATTCATCAATAACAAACTTTAAAGCATTTGCTCTTTTATCATCTGCTATTGTAGCATCATCTGCTATACTTATGTATGCTTGTAATTTTATTCCACTTTCACTTGCACTTGCTCTTGCCTTATTTAAACTTTCTGCAAACTTATCTTGTGCTTCACTAGCTTCATCCGTACCATTAATAAACTTTGCTATTTTAGGACCAAATGCGACTATTAAAGATGAAACGACACCTAATGCAAGACCAATACCTGCTGGTCCCATTAAGCCCTTTGCCATCTCCTTTAAAGCACTACCTGCCGTTCCAGTTGTCTCTTTTAACCTTTGGAATGATTCTAATAAAGGGTTTAAGTTATTTGCAATACCAATAAAACCATAAGGAGCATCTTGAGCAACCCTAGAAACATTGACCAATGCTTGTGTAGCTTGATTACTTGCTGGTGTTACTTTCTTAAAAGCAGCACCTAGTTGAGTTGTGGCAGTAACAGTTTCCTGTATATTTTGAACGGCTTGTTTATTGTCAGCCGTTATCGTAATTTTTAATGTTTCTTGTGCCATTTTATTATTTTACTCCGTACAACTTTAATGTCCTTGCTAGTTGTTCTTGCGTTAGTTTTGGCTTTTCCTCTTCTACTTCATCACTAGGCAAAGGGAAAAAGGACTTTATACTTTTCGGATTTTTATCCGTTGAATTAGACCTATAAATCATATAAGCTAAAGTTCTTGTCCTTTCCCACTCCTTTATCTGCTGATTCTCATAAGCCTTTTTATATAATAAAAATTCCCGCCAAGTAAGTTGCCAAAACTCATTAATTGTCAAGCCAACTTCTATTGCGAGAATAATTATTGAATCCCAGCTATAAATTCCTATTTTTTTTTTCCTTTCTCTTTTGTTACTTCGGCAGTTTCTTTTGTTTCAGGAACCATTGATGTTTGCATAAATTTTATAAAATCTATTAGCTGTCCATCTTTTGCAGATAATCCTCCCACTTCATCTATCCAGTCGCAAACGATTACATCGTTAAACTCAATTGGTTGATTTAGTGTTTTGCATCCACTTTCGGCAGATGCTTGGATTATATGCACTATCGTTCCTAATTCAAAAGCACCACTTGATAAAATATTGATTAAGTCTAAAAGAGATTTATTCTCTAATTCGCAAAATCTTTTCATCGCCCAAGTACCCCATTTTAAGGGGATTGTTTTGTTGTTGTCCAGTCTTAATTCAAACATAGGTTATTGTTTATGCAGTTTCAGTTTGTAAAATTGGTGGAACACTTACTACGAATGTTGCAGTAAATTTAACATCATCTGCATCATCTGCTTGTACTCCAAAATCGCTAATAAACACTAAAGAACCAGCACCACCATAAGTAATATCTCCAGAAGTTGGAGTTGCTTTACCCATTTTGATAGCAAATAAAGTCTTTGCAGCGTGAGCAGTGTACAATTGTTGGTAAGAATCCTTACTTGGAGTTCCTGTTTCATCAATTGCAAAACCTTCACAATCAAAAGATTGAGAAAATACTGGACTAGGTGTGTATTCATTACCACACTTAGAAGTTGCATCAATAGTGTCGTTAGTTGATGTCAATGAGTTTGTAGTTAGACAAGCAACTGGTTTAAAAGTACCATCGTTGTTTATGTCTGCAAGTAGGATATAATCTCTACCGCTTACTTTAGTTTCTGCCATTTTATTTTAATTTTGAGTTATTATTAAATTATAAGTTATTATTGTTCTAAATACGTTGTCCAAAGGGTTTAAACCATCTAAATTCCTAATTGCACCTACCACCAAACTTGAAGCATAAAACCCATTTGCAAGGGTTATGTTTGTGTCTGAATTGATTGCATTTAGTATTAAATCGCTTATCGTTTCGGCTCTTTTATAACCAAAGTTACTATTTTTTATGACAATGTCAACATCAATGGTAACTCCATTAGTGTAACTGATTTTGCCTTGTTCTTGGTTTGAAGTTCTGCCACTCATAATGATATACTCATTAGGTGCATTATCAGGTGCTATGCCATCATAAACAGGCAATGCACTTGAACTTGTCAAGTTAGTATAAAACCATTTCTTTATTTCTATATTAGGGTTAAGCATTTAATAATTTATTTAGTCTTTGTATAAGTTTGGGTTTTTCCATTTCATAAGCTGGTATTAAGAATGGTTGTGGTCGCATACCTTTTCTTAATATGCTTAAAGCTATTACATAAGCTAACCCCTTATCATTTTTACCATTACCAACACCCTTTCTTTTTACCCATAAAGTTAAGGCATCAACCATATCTTTAAACTTGCCACCACTTTTACCTTTAAATTGTTGAGCATAAGATGTAAAGTCAGCTGGTACACTTACTTGTGGTCCTGTGCCAAATTCAACATAAGCAGAATATGAAGCGTTTGCTGCAACTGTATATGTTAATTCACTATCCTTAGTTAATGCTATTTGATTTCTTAATTGACCAAAATTTACTGGTGCTAATCTTTTAGCTTGATTCTCTATTTTAAGTGCAGATGCGTTTATTTCATTACCTACATCTTCTTTTAACGCAGTAGTCAATTTATTTAACTTTCCTTCAAGTTCTTTCATTCCACTTAAACTTACTGCAAATGCCATTAGAAGTACATTAATATTTCATAAAATCTAAACTGGTCCTCTACATCTTTGATAGAGTGTATTGTATATCTATCACCATTTACCTCTATTTGGTAATTATTGTTGATTGTTACATTGCACCTGATATATAACTTAGCAGAACGAGTAAAACTCAATTGTGCCTCTAATAATGCTCTATTTTGATTCTCTGGTCTAAAATCACCAAATACAACCTCTTGCAAGGCAAAGGTAGTCGTAAAGCCACCTTGCCCATCAGCAGTCCTTGTAGGCACATATAAGCCTATTTCAGAGTACATTGTATTGGCATCCACATAATTTGCTTTCTTGCTTCCTAATCTCATAATATTGGGCTTATTCTTGTCCAGCGTTGACAGGCTTTCCAAGACTTTTCACAAATACCTGTATTTGAATCTAATCCTCTATTCTCGTAGTCATAGCTTACTTGGTCTAAAATAGCAATCTTTAAGTCATTAGGGACAGTTGCATATCCAACCACATAAGTAGCCTTTAAGTTTTTAAAAGGAGGTCTTTGTAATTGTGGGAACTTACCACCTACTAAAGTATAATCGGCAGCTACTATTGCATCGTTATTTTCATCTATTAATGAAGTAAAACTATTCACTGGTCCATAAGGAAGATTAAAACTACCATCAAAATTAGTAAACCAAACAACGGCAGTCTTAGGTATCAAACTCAAGCCTGTGCCTACTTCAATGGCTTCTCTTGCTTGTTTAATCATTAAAGAGATTTGGTTATCATCAACGGAAGTAGTTACTCTGCAATACAATTTAGCCTCTGCTAATGTTACTGGTTCAACCACAGTACCTATATCGGTTAAAGTAAAATCTATTATAAAATTAGAATATGCCATACATCTTTTTTACAAATTTACATTATTTATAATAAAAAACCCCCTACTAAAAAGCAAGGGGTCTTTATATCTATGTAAGATTAGAACTATACGTTTCCTAAGTCAGCATAAATAGCTGAAGTTGGTTGCATTAAGTTAATATCTTCATAACACTCGATACGAGCAGTAACCATATTTTGTTGGAAGTTACTTGCATTCTCATAAGAGAACTCAATAGCCATTCCTTCAACCTCAACTCTTTCGCAGAAGTTGTTATCCATAATAAGTACTTTATCATCAGCTACCCAAGATGCAGCAATTACTGGAGTTCCCCAGATTGTCATACCACCATTAGGATTAACGATAACACTACCAGAACCAGCATAATAACCAGCAGTAATAGTCTCTTTCAATAAACGACCTAATTGAGTTGGAGATACCAAAGCAACAGAAGATACAAAGTTTGCACTCTTTTGGTTGCCAATGTAGTCAACTAATTGCTTCAAATCAACAGTCTCAGCAGTTGTAGTAGAACCAGTTGCAGCATTAGATACAGTTGTGTAGAAAGCAGAGTTCTCAGCTTTGTAGAAATCTCTAGTTAACATTCTAGGTAAAGTTGTGCTTAAGAAAGGCAAACTTCTAGCCATTTGCTTAGAGAAAGTAGAGAAACCAGCGATGTAGTCATTAACTACTTTCACTTCGCTTAATGCGTAGTTGTTCTCACCTTTGTTTGAACCTTCAGTTTGAGCAGCAATGTTGTTAGTTGTTGCAGTTTCTTTGTAGAATACATACAAACCACTTTCAGAACGAACAGTAGGGATTAAATCTCTAAAGTTTACTGCTTGACTTGGCAATACAGATGCATTAAGAGCATAAGATGCTTGAGCATCTCCTGTTAAACTTGCAGATAAAGTCATTGACTTTACATCTCTTAAATCTAAACGGAATTTTCCGTTAGACTTCATTTGTTTTTCCATCTCATCCATTTTACCATCTAATTTCTCGATGATAACTTCGTCAAGATGTTTTACTTCACGCTTTGCAGCTTTTTTTGTTGCAGCAGCTTGAGCATCAAATTGTTTTTGTGCTTCATCTTTTACAACTCTAATCTCAGCTTTAGTTTCTTCTAACTTAGCTTCGATGTTAGCTTGAAAACCTTTAAGGTTCTCAGCCATTTCGTTAATTACGTTTTCCATTTTTACTTTTTTAGTATTTTATTAAATTCTTTAATTGCCTTCAGGACTTGTTCATCATTGTTTTTAATTTCTTCGATTATCGGCTCAGATGATTGCTCGGTCTGAGTGATTTCTTTAACGATTTCAATTTCTAATAATTCTGATTGAATCCTTTTTATTTCAATCTCCATCAACGCAAAGGTCTCATCTGTGAAACGA